TTGTTGCTGAAGATGTTGCATCTTTAAATAATGATGTTGGTGCATTACTTACATCATCATTAGCTAAGAAAGCTGATTCCATTGTAGCAGCTACACTTGAAGCCATGTTTCTTCTCAATGCCGATTCAATAGATGCGTTTTGAGTTACAGCTTCAGCTGATACGTTTACAATAGATATTAGCTTTTTAGGGCTTAATGTTAATGATGTAGCGGTTCCATTTGCCGCTGGAGCAGAGCCACCAGTTTCTGCAACAAAGCCAGAATTTATAGAAGAAAAAATTGGGAACTTCAGATTGTTCACTCCACTATAAAAATTAGCTCCAGCACTTGCTAAAACAAGATTTGCTTCTAATTGGTCAGTCCAAGCCATTACTTCAGTAGAATTACCAGCAGCAGTACCTACAGCAGCTCTTGTTAATATGCTTGAAGGAATACCAACTCCTTTGAATGATTGACCTGTGTATCTTGATTCATTTCTTGCCTCTTGATCCATTTCTTTTACAAGTCCTTCTATTCTACCAGTAGCAGCTTGATTTAAAGCATCTTGGAAAGAATAGTTTCTTACTTCCTTTTCTACTTTTTTAGTTTCTACTCCTGAAACAACAGCACTATTTCTTTTAATAGTTTCCATTTTTTCAGCTCTTTCAATCTTTGTATCAAGACTATCAACCTCTGTTAATAATCCATCAACTTGATTGTTTTCGTCTTCAGTTAAGTCCCTCTTCTCAGTTGAAGCAACATCTTTGATATTCTCCAATTGTGAGATTATGTCAGAACGTAACTCTTTTAATTCAATTGATGTTTTCATTTTAATTAATTTAAAGTTATTATTTTCTCTTATTTATTTCAATTTTTAGTCCAAGAAGAGAATGCTTGACTAATTTCTTTTTATTTTCAAATTCTTTTAATCCTCTTTGTGCTACCATTACATCAGAATCCGCTTGACTGTATGCCGGATATGTTACAACAGAGATATCAAATAATTTTTCAATCTTGTTGATTGTTCTAATATTATTACCAGCATCATCTGAACTCCATTCATCCCCACCAGATGGAATAGTAAAAGCAAAAGAGCTTTGATTTAGATTATTATTTTTCATATTGATTAATAAATCTCTTGCATATGATGTATCTGGCATTTCAAACTCATATTTTAATCCCTTAGCATCCGCATTTAATTTAAGAGTTCCCTCACCATTCTTACTTCTTGCAAGTATTAAATTTGGATCATGATTAATTAATGCTCTTACATCTGATGAATTAATTAACTCATCAGTAAAAGCGCCCTCTGAGATGTACTCATAAAAGCCACCGAGATTCTCACTTCTGGAATTATAAACACTACCATATCCAACAACAACATTTCTTTCTTTACCATCAACCTCTCTTGTTTCAATTTTACTTTCAAGGTTGAATGTTCTTTTTTCTACATTAGGATTATTATTTCTGAATGTTTTCTCATCTTCTTCTTCATATTCTTTATTATATGATTCTTCAATGACCTCTTCTTCTTCCATAGTGTCATTCATATCATTATCAATATATCCTTCCCATTCATCAGATTTACCATAAACAATAGTTATTGTTTTATCATCTTCAATGATTTCTCTAATATGTCTTTTTTCTATTTTCATGTTATTCATTTTTTCTTCCATTTCTTTTTTTACTGGATGATTACTTGGTAGCAAGTCTGTATCATGCTTACCACTTCTAAATTTACCTTTTTTCATAGCATATAAAAAACTATTAACTCTGGCTAATGCCCATTGCTCAGGAGATTTAACTGATGGTCTTACTGATTGAGGATTAGTATTGTAAGCCCCAACCCCTCTATCAAATACCTTTTCCAACATTGGTAAAGTAACAGAAGCATCCCAATCCAAACTAAGTTCTTTAATCTCTTCATTATGCTCATCTCTTTTATTCTCTAATGCTGTTTTTATTTTAGCACTAACTCTTTTTTCCTCCTCTTCTTTTATCTCTTCTCTTTTTCTTTCACTAAAAGAAAAGCCAGCATCACCTCCCCATAGAGCTATTGCAATCCTCCCATTTGAGGGATAGCCCCTTTCTCCTGAGTTGTAGCCCTCCGCCTCTTTGTCAACTTGATGCCTTGAATGAAAACTAAACATTCTTGTAACTCTATCTGGAGTTAATTCATTGTTTATTATCATTCTTGCTGTGCGGATTCCAACCTCAGTCCCACCTCTTCCAAATTCTTTTCTCCACTCAAGTCCCTTTCTTGCTTCATCAATCATTCCTTGAGTTGGTGTAAAATCAATATCACTTAATGCTCTGTAATAATCTTTATTATCATCTTCAGCTTGTTGCTTTGAATCATATTTACATGAGCCAGTAGCACCCCATCTATATTTACCATTATCACATTTATAAGCTGGCATCCCCTACGTTTTCAATTGTTGTCATATTCATTTGAATAAAATGCTGATCTCCTCCCTCTATTGAGTTTAAATTTTCTTTTTGTCTAACTTCATTAATACTCATATAACCATTTTGAATTGCAGTTTTATAAGCTTCATTTCTTGTTTTTACATCTCCTCTAAGTAATCCATTGACATTAAATTCAACAAATGTCTTTCCAAGTTCGTTTGTTCTAAATAGTTTTAGATTCATCTCTTGTTCTATCCTTGTTAGATATGGCATTAATGTATAAGTAACATATTCTTGAGATTGCATTTCTATATTGTTAAAACTTGATTTAGATAAATCTTTTAGCATGTGAGGTGGAATATTAAATATTCTTGCTATCTCTTCTATGCCAAATTGTCTTGATGCTAAGAACTGAGCTTGTTCTGGTGATATTGAAATTGGTTTGAATGTTAATCCCTCTTCAAGAATAATAGTTGAGTTTGAGCTTTTTAGTTTTGCATAAGAACTATTAAAACTATTTTTTAATCTTTCAATAGCTGTTTCACTTAATGCTCTATCAGTTGATAATACTGAACTTGGCTTAGCTCCATTCTTAAAGAATGTACTTCCAAATTCTTCAATTGATAGATTCCAATTGATAGCTTTTGCACATTGGTCAATAGGTGAAAGACCCTCAATCCCATCATCTGTTATTAGTTTGATATGCAATACATCAGCACTATCTAAAACACTACCGCCATCCATTTGATAGAATAGCTCATTTTCTTTTATAAAGATATTTACATAATCAGGATTTAATGGAATGAGTTGAACTGGATTAGCTGAGTTATCCCTTACTATTTGAACATAAGCATTACCATCAGTTAAAACTGAATACATAACATATTCAAAAAAAGTTATTTTATTTTGAAAATTATTAGGTTTGAATTTAATAAGATTGTAAATTCTATTGTTTACATCCTCAACTTTATCACCATTATTTTCTTTTCTGTAAACTGTTATTGGTAAAGATGAAACACTTTCAGAAAGTAATCTGATTGCATTCCAAACTGATGTAAGAGTTAATGCTTTATCTGAATCATATACATCAGCATCTGGAAAGATTGTATTTAAACTCAATCCTCTTTTATCTATCTTCTTAGAACTATCACCGATGAAAAAAGTTCTAATGTTATCTATTAAGCCCAAAGATTATAATATTTTTTACAATAATATTAATTAAATAATTCTTCTATGTGTAACAATGTTACATTTTTTTATTCTTCTATCTCTGCAAACTCTATAAGAATTATAGTCTGAATATTTACGTTTACCAAAGTAAGTTTCATATTCATCCTCAAGTTTCTCATAAGCTTTTTTATAAGTTTTATATTTAGATGCATTATCCCAGAATCGTTCATCAAATCCCTCTGGTGTTAATAATGCTATTATTTTTGAATCCATAGTTTATAATATTAAAAGCCCCCTATTGTCGTAAATACTATTAACCTCATCTCCAGTCATGTATTCCCCAATAGCCATGACTAAAGCAACCATCCCATCAACCTTTTCTCTTGATTTGTTTTTTGCAATCTTAATATTACCAGCTGGATCTTCTTGGATTGCTACATTTGAAAGCATCCAATTCATAGCTGGATTGTTATTATGAATGATTTGTTTTCCTATAATTAACTTTTCTAATTCTTTTGTTGGTGCTGACATACTCACAAAGCCCTGACCAAAAGGAGTCATGTTTGCTCCATCACCAATTAAATCAATAACTAATTGAGACGCATTCCATCTATCATAAGCAATAGATTGTATTCTATATATTTTACTCAATTCATTTATCTTAGCTTTAATAAAATTATAATCAGCAACATCTCCTTCAGTTGCAATTACATGGTTTTGATTTACCCAAGTCATGTAATCAACCTTATCTCTTTCACTTCTTTGCTTTGCATTTTCTGATGGAATAAATAAATGAGGTAAAACAATATACTTATCTTCATCTTTAAATATTAAAACAAAAGCACTAATATCTCTTGTAGATGCTAAGTCAAGACCACCCCAGCATTCCATTCCCTCAAGTTTTTTAAAGTCATATTCATTATAACATTTCATCCAATCATCATTAGTAATCCAAACAGTTTGAGAATCTGTCCAAAGATTTAACATCAATCTCTTGAATGTATTTTGATAAGATGGTACATCAACAGCTCTTTGGCTTTCTCTTTCCATGTATTCTTTTCTTAAACTGATTCCATAATTAGGATTGCATTTTTTCCATACCTCTTCATCTTGAATATCATCCCCATCAGTAGCTTCATATATAACTGAATAGAAAGTTGGATCATCAATCACAGAATCTCTCACTTTACTTGCGTAATCATAAAGCTCATAGCAAATAGATTGCTTGTCAAATCCAGCTGTTGTGATTGCAATACATAAAGGCTCAGTTCTTGCTCCAGTTGAGGTTAATAATGTATCCCATAAATCTCTATTCTTTTGAACATGCATCTCATCCATAAGAATACAACTGGCATTGAATCCATGCTTTGTTGAACTATCTGAACTAATTGCTTGAAAGAAATTACCTTTGCTTTCATTAACAATTGAGTTTCTAAATACCTTGCCTCTTTTTAATAGCTCTGGATTGTTAATAATCATTTGCTTTGCTATGTCAAAAATTATATTAGCTTGATTTCTATCTCCAGCCGCTGCATATATTTCACCGCCTCTTTCTTTATCAGCAAATAACATGTACAATCCTATTGCCGCACATAGTGTTGTTTTACCATTCTTTCTTGGGATTTGAATGTAACAAGTTCTATATTTTCTAAATCCAGTATCTTTATTTTTCCATCCAAATAAATTACTAATTATTTTTTTTTGCCAATCTTCCAAAAGTAATGGCTGACCAGTAAGCTCTCCTTTAGTATGTGATACAAAAGTTTCAATAAAGCCAATAGCTTTATCACTTGCCTGTTTATCAAAATAATATTTACTCAAAATAATTATTTATTTGTGTATTGTTATTTATTTGAGGAGCTGATATTGATGCTCTTGCTGATGGAGTTATCCCGAATTGACTGGCTAATTTTAAAGCATTATTTAAAGCATCATTTTTCATTTTAACCAATGGCTTGGCTTGCCTCCTGATAAGCTCTCCTTCTGAGTTCATAAACTCATCAACTCTACCAGTTTCTCTTAGTTGCTTTTCACATTCAATATAAATTGCTATCTCATTTACATAAGCTTCAATCAATTTTAAATCAACCTGATGCAACATATTTAAATTAAATAATTGTTTGGTGATCTTCAACCATTCTTCTTTTCCAATAGGGGAAAGCCAATCTGGAGAAGCTGGAATCTCAACACATAAATCAACACTCATTTCATTTTCAAGAGTTCTACATTTCTGCACTGTCCCTTTCATTTTTTTTAATTCTGTTGGTAGCTTTTTTCTTCCCTTTCCCATTGGTTTTAGTTTGAACTTAAACTGATATAGATATAGCTATACCTAAGTTTCCAATTTTGCATGTAAAAAATTGAAACGCACCCGCCGCTCAGATCGGAACTT